TCAGTCATCTTTCCCCTCCAGTGCTTTGCGGGCTACATCTAATGCGCCAAGAGCATATGGTTTTATTGGCGATTTTTGCTCAAGTTGATAAAAGTCTGGACGTTCAAAACATGCCAAAACATTCACGCAATCCCGCAGCGCCGCCTCCAAATTCTCGATGCGGGCTTCTAACTTAGCGGCATGACCAGCACGGCGTATCGCCTCAAGCGTATCTGGGCTTATAACCATGTAACGATCATTCATCTTTCCCCTCCAGTGCTTTTTCAGCAACCTCAACGCATCCAGCCAAGATTACCCACAAAGTGCCTTCTGCTGGCCCAATAGGCTTTGGCAAATCTTCATGCTCAATGTCAGCAATCTTCCGCAGCGCCGCTTCCAGCTTCTCGATGCGGTCGGCGGCTTCACGTTCAAGATCACAATGCAGCCCGTATATGTCGTAACCGCCAGAATCGGCAGTGTCGCGCAGCCGCCTCACAAGATCATCGCTCATGTTAAGATCCCCCGTTATTTTTAACACGTTCTGCGGATGTGTTAACTGGCGCAGGGCCGCAAAAGATCTTCATCGGGTCGCCCCAGCACATGGGACATTGTATTTTGAGCATGATTTTGGAAACCTTGTCCAAAAGCATGGGGCTATAGAACGCAGGCCACTCATGCTTGCACTCGCCGCAGTGGACGATGAAGGGTATCTTTTCCATCAGTCACCCATGGTTGCTGCAAGGAGGAACGCTACAAGAGGGATCGTGTAGCAAAGAGCGGTGAGGACGAAGGATTCAGTTTTTGACATTATACTGTTCTCCCTTGAGGTGGCCTAAAGCGGCAAACAGGACGTGGATTCTTTTTTTGCAATCGAGCATCGCGATATCGACGCCCTCTATGGCTTTCTTTTCAGTGTGGGCGGTGATGGAGCAAACCATGGTGATGAGATCGACGCCGAGCCCACCCAATCTGGCGAGGTCTTCACTGTTCTTGTTTTTCAGGATCTCGTTGGCAAACGATTCCTTCAGCTTACGGATGTTCTTTTCTGAGAGTTTCATGGTTCACCTTTGATTGCTGCATCTTTCTCTTTGAACACCTTCAGTGCCGCATAAAGAATTACATCTTCTGTAGGCCAAGGCCACACTCTGTTTCCAGAAAACACACAAGGTACGCCATAAACCTCACTTTCTGGAAAATCTTCAGGCATGACTTCCTTCAGCGGAACCACAGTGATCTGTTCCTTCATTCTTTTAATTTCTTCCTGCAAAAATTTAATAGTCTTGTGTGCCGCGTTAAGACTGCGCCATAGTTCATTATTAGATATGGATCCTATTTTTGGCGTATCAGACATTCTGGACTCCTTTAATCGCTGCGTGGGCGTGTTGCTTGATGAGGTTTGCTGTTTCTTCGTCGGCATGCTGGAGAGCCAGTTTAATGACGTGGCCCATGTGGTGGATCATGTTGTCGATGTAGGCTGCTGCCTCGGGGCCATCGGGGTTTACTAGGGTCTCCCATGTGCCGGGGAGATGGTCGCTGCACTTTACGGTTGCTTTGAGTTTGGTCTGGATGGTCATAAGGCGTCCCTTTCTCACTTACACATGATACTCAGAACGCCTTACTTATTCGTTAAAAGGGCACGTCGGATGAGACCTTATTTTTCTTCTCCACCTGCCCGATCCAGTTGCCGACCTTGTCTTCGATCTTCCATGTCATCACCTTGATGAGCATGGGCTTCTGGGTCAGGCACTGCGTCAGGCTGGTGTCGGTCGGGGCCTCGTCGCGGGCCATCAGCTTGCCGCCGCTGGCGTTGGCGTCGATGGCTGCCAGCATTTGAACCGCCTTGTCGCGCTTCTTTACCGGATCCTTCGCCGACGGGTCAGGGTCGCTCACCCACAGCTTCTGGAAGACCTTGCGGTTCTTGTATTCCATGGGCTGCAAGACGGTCCAGCGGAGCGACACATAGCGGTTGCCCTCCTTCTCGTCCCACTTGGCCTCGTCGATCATGGCGAGGCACTGGGTGTTTGCGGGGATCGGCTCCATGTCGCCGCCGCCCATGTCGAAGGACCCGGACGTGTCGAGGTTGCCGGTGCTGAGGTTCCAAAAGCTCATTTGAGGACTCCGATAAATGCTGCAAGGGGATTGACGCCGTTCTCGACGACGAGAGGTTCAGTGATGCCGTAGCGGTTCTTCGAGACGTTCGCTGCGGTGGCATGCGTGATCAAGATGCGCGTCCCGTCCGAGATCGCCTTCTTCTTCTCGCCGTCACCTGTGGTGAAGGTCTCGAGCTTCAGGAACCCCACAACGTCCACGTCATCGACGTAGGACGCCACGGACTTCTCATGGAGCCGCAGGGTGTAACGCATGTATGCGTCGTCGTCGGGCGGCTCGATCCGGCTGGTGTCAGCATGCGCCACGAACACGGTGTGCATGCCGCGCTTGTCAGCGAGGATGGCTGCCGCTTTTCTCACCCGGGCATGCAGGGTGGCGACAGCGTCGCGGCCTGCGCCGTATCCGCCCAGCGCCTGCTGGATGCCACGGGGCTTCTTCGGGTCGGTCTCGATGATGTGCTGGGCGAACATGCGCTCCAACGCGGTGACGCTGTCGATCACCAACGTCTGGTAGGCATGCTCCTCATGCATCAAGGCCTTGAGCTGCTCCCAAAGCATGTCAGGCCCGGTCAGAACCGGGAACGCATCGGGGCGGCGGTTCACAGGTATGGCCTGCAATCCGTCTTCGGCGCGTATGACGATGGGCTTGGGGAACGAGCAGGCGAGGGTGGTTTTACCCAAGCCGGAATCACCGCACAGGGTGATGGTCACAGGGCGGTCAGCGGGCTTGCTGACCGTTGAAAGAATGCTCATTGGCATCTCCTTTCTCTTCTCAACGGGTTGACGATACGCCCGCGATTGTGGGATTGTCAACATCGGAATATCGGAAAGGCTACATCATGATGGCACCAATGCGAGAGCAGTACGATGAGACCCTGCGGCAGGTTGTCGCAGCATTACAGGACCGAAGTCTGGCCAAGGTGGCGCGCTTGGCTGGCCTGCACGAGAACACGGTGCGCGCCATTGCATCGGGCAAGAACAAGAAACCGGCGCTTGAGACGCTGGAAAAGCTGGCAGATCACCTGCTTGGGAGCGCCTGATGCATCGCGATTTTTGGGAGGCGGGTTATCGGATCTTCGGGCTCTACCCATTCAGGGGTGGCAGGTGCGGGTGCGGGAATGCTGACTGCAAGGCGGTGGGCAAACACCCCCTGATCTCGAACTGGCAGCACACGCCGCAGTGGGACGCCGAGCAGATCGAGGCCATGGAGATGGCGGATCAGTTCGCCACGGGCTTCGGCGTTCTGATTCGCGGCCTTCTTGTCATCGACGTGGACGCACGGAATGGTGGGGTCGATTCGTACCTGCGCCTGCGGGCTGATTATCCTGAGATCGAAAAGGCTGGGCTGATCGTCGCCACGGGGTCGGGCGGGGGCTCCAAGCATGTGTATTTCTCAGTCCCCGAGGATCTGGCGCTTGTGCAAAAGCATGCCGACTACCCCGGCATCGACTTCAAGAGCAGTGGATATGTGGTCGGGCCGGGCTCAAAGCATGCTTCAGGGTCGATCTACGCTGTGGATTACGGCTCGGCCTATGACATCGACAAGGCACCCGATGGGCTGGTTTCTCTGCTGAAAAAGCCCGACCGGCACCGCGCCGAGGTCGGCGGGCAGGTGGTGGACGTCTCGCATGCGGATCTGGCCGATATGCTCGCCCACGTCGATGCTGATTCGGATCACGAGACTTGGGTGCGCTGCGGCATGGCGGTGCATCATGCCTCCGCAGGCACGGGCTTCGAGGTCTGGGACCGCTGGTCGGCGAGGGGCAACAAGTACCCGGGCTCCGACGTGCTCGCCAAACGCTGGCACAGCTTCGGCAAGGCCTCGAACCCCGTCACTCTTGGCACCCTTACGCATTATGCGGAGCAGGGCGGATGGCGGCAGTCGGTCACCTTCGAATCATCTGAGCCGGTGGCCTTTGTCGGCCTCGACACTTCGGCGATCAATCTGAAGCGCCCCCCGGGCCTCGTGGGCAAGGTCGCCGAGTGGATCGAGGATCAGTGCCGCCGCCCCCGCGAACACCTGTCAGTGGCTGGCGCCCTGATGGCGGTGGGGAACATCGTGGGCCTGCGCTACACCGACGACATCGACGGGGTCTGCACGAACCTCTTCACATTCTGCGTCGCGGCCTCTGGCACGGGCAAGGAGGCGGTGCAGCAGTCGATCTCGGCCTGTCACGTCGCCGCCGGGATTGGGGCCGCCACACACGGCTCGATCAAGTCCGAGCAGGAGATCGTGCGCAACCTCGTCCGGCATCAGGCGTCCCTCTACATCATCGACGAGATTGGGATCTTCTTGAAGAAGATCAAGAACGCGCAGGCCAAGGGTGGCGCAGCCTACCTCGACGGCATCATCGGGCAGCTCATGTCGGCCTATTCGAAGGCGGATGGCCACATGCTGCTGACCGGCGACATGCGGGAGGAGGTCCGCAAGATGATGCGGCAGGAGCTCGCGAACCTCGAAAAGCAGCTGGAAGATGGCGAATCCGTTTCTGCGCAGATCGACGGCGTCAAGGCGCAGCTGGCGAAGCTCTCAAGCGGGCTGGAGAAGCCCTTCCTGTCGATGGCGGGCTTCACTACCCCCGAGACCTTCGACGAGCTGGTGGACTTCCACAACGCCACGAATGGGTTCATTGGAAGGAGCGTTTTATTCACCGAGCGCGAGACCGTCCCGCCGAAGAAGCGGAAGTTCCGCAGACGCCCGATGCCTGACAGTCTCAAGTATGCGCTGGCGCGGCTCTACAACGGCGGATCCTTCAGCATGATCGGGCGGGACAGGGTGGAGTTTTACGAAGACCGGGTCGAGATCCCTTCGACCGACGAGGCGGCGGCGATGCTTGAGCAGGTCAGTGACGCCTTCGACGAGCTCGCCGAGGAGCACAAGGCGAAGACAGGGCTGGAGGCGCTCGCCCTGCGCGCCTACGAGCAGGTAGCGAAGGTATCCCTGATCTTGGCGGTCCCCGAGGGCCTGCGCACCGAGGAGCACGTCCGCTGGGCCTATGCGCTGATCAAGCGCGACGTCCGGGAAAAGATGGATTTGGTGACGTCGAACGACAGGGCCAAGGATGCGCCCGCGCTCGCCCTGAGATCGAAGATTGCAAATCAGATCGCGCACGATGACGGCGAGACGCTGGGCGTGATCGTCAACCGCCTGCGCAAGTACAAAAAGGCTGACGTCGAGAAGTGTCTAGGGGACATGGTCAAGGATGGATCGGCGAGCGTCGTCGAAAGCGTCCACAAGTACAACAAGGCCATCGTAAAAAGGTACAAGGGGGCTTGAGGCCCCCTTTTTTACGCGACACGCCAGACGTGAAGAAGATTTTCGCTCTTCTTCGTGACGAACTTCCTGCCGAACCTGTGACCATAAACGTGACAGGACTTCTGAGCCTTCGCGATGTTCGATCTGAACTCGGCTCTGTCTCCTACATCCATGATCGACCATGGCCACTTGGTACGAATTTTTGGCGGCTCGCATCCTTTATCTATTTTATACATTTTTCACCTCCTTCTATTTATATAAATCATGATTCAAAAAGTGTCTAGTCGAACTATTCACTTGGAAAAAATACGGACTTTCTTGAATTGGATCAGGTGCTTAGTGGGTAGTTTTTTTGAAGGGGGTCTCTCTTTGTGTGGGTAGTGAAAAGTACGTTTTCCCTAAGAGAGATAAAAGAGAAATAATAATAATAATAATAATAATAATAATATATATACTATCTACTTATCCTCTGTGTTTTCAACGGGTTAAGTACGAAAGTGACCGTGCTAACCACTTTTCGTCGATTTTGCCCTGTTCGAGGGCCATCAGGAGGAGGTGAACTGAGCGGGGCAGGGGGCGGATCCCCTGCACCCAGTTGTAGACGGCGCGCTCTGTGCGCCCGGTGATGAAGGCGAGATCCTTGTGGCGGATCTGATGTTGGTCGAGGAAGGCTTGCAGGTTGGTCATTGGTCACCCCAGTTCTTTGGGTCGTCGTATGGGTCGCGAGGAGGGTCTTCGGGCCAAAACCAAAGGATGGCCAGAACGATGATTGAGATGAGGATAGCTGTATCTATGAGCACAGGAGGGCCTCACGGGCTTGTTGGCGGGTTCGGTGGTGGGTAAGTAGCCCGGAGACGGTGAGGGCCCTCCACGGGCCCTCTGTGCCTCTGCGCTGCACCCACCCGATGAGGATGCCGTTCCGGCAGACGCCGTGGATCATGGGAACACCTTCGCGCGGACCTTGGCGGACAGGTTCTGGCGGGTCGAGCCGACCTTGCACTCTTCGGCCTGAGCCTTGGTGATGTAGCCGAGCTCGATGGCGCGCTCGAGCTTGAACGAGCTCGTGGACGTCAGGCTGAAATGCAGGGCGAAGTGATCGCCGTTCACAACCGCCTTGAGGTCGTCGCCAGCGGCGTTCATGCAGGCGGTGAGGGCCTCCTCCTTGAGGGCCTCGTACTGCTTTTTGAGGGACTTGAACTCGGCCTCGATCTGGGCGTAACGGTCGGCGAGGGGGGCGTTGTTGCTGAACATTGGTTGGGCTCCTTTGGTTTGGGTTGGTTACTTGGCGGCGATGTCGGCGAGCAGGGCTTCGTCGATGGTCTGGGTGGTGTAGACGCGCTCCATGAGGATGATTTCGTAGTTGTTGCCGGTCTGGGCCTTGGCGGCCTCTGCGGACTTGCGCGCCGCATAGAGGGTGTCGAGCTTGCCGATGCTGCGGAGGATGCTGTGGCCTTGGGGAACGACGTAGTACATGGGTTGGTCTCCGTTGGTTGCTACAGTGTCAGAATACATGATTCGTCAGGTGGTACAAGAACTATTTTCTGCTTTCTTTTTGGCTCTGTAGGCTTTGGCATAGGCCCGGTCGCGGGCTAGTTTCTTTTCATAGGCTGCTCGGCGCTTGGCCATGTAAGCGGCCCCCGCAGGGGTCTGTAGCCATTTCTCGTGCTCGATGCGCTCTTGTTCGAGCGCCTTCTTGCGTCTGGCGTAAGAGATCAGCGAGACGCCTGTGTCTTTGCAAAGCTCAACTTCCCAAGCTTCGAGCTTTATCACGTTCTTGCCGATGGGCGGTGCTTCACTCATGGTTCACGCCTCCTCGACTTGAGGGGCGTAAACCTCTTCGATCTTGACCACCACCCAGCGATTGCCGGTCTTGGCGGTGCGGCGGTCGGCCTGCTGCTGGGCTTGGCTGAGCCAGCAAAAGGTGTCGGCGATGGCGATCTGCTGGGCGAAGGACAGGTCAGAGTCGTTGTCGATCAGGTAATACATGGCTCAAGCTCCGTGGATGATGTTGTAGACGATCTGGTCGCGCTCTTCCTGCGTGACCGAGAACACATTGCCGTTGGTCAGTTCGAGGAACTTGTCGAGGTCGGCGTTGGTGGGCTCGGGGGTGCCGATGGCGCGGGCGTAGTCGTATGCGTCGCGGGCGTCTTGGCGCTTCTGGGCGATGTAGGCGTGGATCTCGATGAACATTGGGTTGGTCTCCGGTTGGTTGATGTCTGTAGTAAATCATGATTCGCAGGTAGGAACAAGAACTAATTTCTGCCGAGGATCGCTTTTTTCACCTGATCTAGGTCGTCGAAGTCCATGGTGCCGAGCTCTGTGCTGAACAGGTGGCGGGTGCGGTCCTGCAACTCGGGATCGCTGATCACATGGACGCGGTGGCGGCTGTCCACGATGCCCTCAACGCCGTTGGCCTTGCGGTAGGTCTGGGCGAGGCCCTCAGAGGTCTTGGTGACCTTGGCGAGGTAATAGCTGACACTCTGGACTTTTTTGAATTTGGCGGTGGTGTAGGAGCTTGTCAGCTCGATGACGACGACGTCGCCCTTCTTGGTCTTGGGGTAGGCGCTCAGTTCTTTCAGTCTGGTGAGGGATGATTTGATGGCCATGTGGTTGGTCTCCTTTAGATGATCGACTTGCGGTGGAGCTCGAGGCCGAGCATGACGGCGGCGGACATGGTGACCTTCGCGCCCTTCTTCAGCGCGCCGTTGAAGCACAGGGCGAACTGGCGACCGCGCTCGTAATCCCACTGCTTGTTGGCATCGTGGGGATAGGCGTCGTAGTTCAAGGGCTTGCCAGCCTTCACCTCGCCGAAGCCCTTCACGAAGGCGCTGGAGCGGATGACTGCGGTGGTGGTGGTGTTCTTGGTGGGGATCTGGCGGATCATGGTCTGAGCTCCGGTTGGTTGATGTCTAAGTTTATTTCATGATTCGCGGTCGTCTACAAGCACTTTTTTCCGGTCGATGGAGATAATGCGGCCATCGGTCAGGATGGCGTCCCAGCATCCGGGGTGGTCGTCGTCGGCCTCCATGAAGGTGGGGCCGAGGTCGTTGACGAAGTCCAAGGCCTCGCGCTCGGTGTCGAAGGTGGCGAGGGTGTCGATGAGGTTGCTGCGGACAATGAACATGGGCTGGGCTCCTTTCAGATGTATCTTTTGCAGCGCTTCAGTTCCCACTTTTCGTGGATGGGGCCGCCACGGTCGTCTTCATCGACCACCACATAGGCCACGGTCTTCAGGACCAGCGCAGCGCGATCCCCGTCGAGGGTGAAGATCCGGTGAGGGTAGCCGGGGAACGCGCCGTCACGGTCGCCCTCGGGGCGGTTGCTGAACTCGAACCAGACGCCGTTCACGTCGAACTGGCCGAGCAGGCGAGGCTGGATCATGTTGGGCTCGTTGTAGTAGGGGGCGAAGGACATGCTGGGCTCCTTGGGGCTGGTGGGGGTGGGGGCCGAAGCCCCCGGGTTGATTAAGCGAGAGAGCGAAGGCTATCGGGAAGATCTTCGTAGCGTCCCCCGCCGCCGAGGATGAAATGAACTTCGGCCTCTTCTTCAAGAAAGGCGTCAGAGCCGTAAGACGTGCGCCAGAAATCCCAATGATCTTCGTTGATCTCGCCAGCCGCTTGAACTCGATCAGCCAGACGCTGGCACTGGGCCAGTGAAAGATCGCTGCGGCCATGAATGAAGATTTCTCCTTTACGGGTGCGGGCGACCACCAGAAAGCCGTCGCAGCCGGGGAAGATTTCGTTGGCAGGGCCGGTGGTCACGTCGAGGATCTTGGTCATGTTGGGCTCCGTTGGGTTGGTCTGTTTCGATGACCCTTTGTCTCATATCGCGATGATTCGTACAAGAACTATTTTCTGGTTTTGGCGATTATTTTTGTTTCGTGCTATGTTGCACCAACTGAAGGAGCCGGACATGGGTAGACCGTCTGACTATAGGATTGAAATTGCTGAGAAAATCTGTGAGGAGCTCGCCAAGGGCAGGCACCTGCACATGATCTGCGAAGAGGACGACTGGGCCCCGGCTGAGCGCACGGTGTACCAGTGGTTGAATAAACAGCCGGAGTTCGCGCAGCTCTACGCGCATGCGCGCGAGCGGCAGCAGGAGGTCTTCGCTGCGCAGGTGATTCTCATCGCCGACACGGTGAAGGACGCCGCCATCGCCCGGAACATGATGGACGCGCGCAAGTGGTACGCGGCCCGGGTCGCCCCGAGGAAATGGGGCGACAAGATCGAGATCGACGCCAAGGTCGAGACGACCGGCACGGGCGAGGCCCTGACGGCCTTCCTCGCGGCGCTGGAGGCCAAGAAGGGTGGATGACCTCCATGCAGCATATGCCAAGCTGAACCCGGTCGAGCGCGCCGTCGCCGACTGGCAGATGGGGTGGATCTCGAAGCG